AAATATAATTCACATAAAAGCTCCTTCACCGCTAAACGAGTATTTCGGTATCTCACCATTATCAACGGCAGGAAATAGAGTTCAAGTAGAAGGATACGCAATAGAGAATCAAAGAGATTTATTTCTTAATAGTGCGAGACCAGATGGAGTTCTAACAACAGAAGAACCTTTAACTCCAGAACAAAGAGAACAACTTGGAGATGATTTCAACAAGAGACACAAAGGAGTAGGAAAGAATAGTAAATTAGCAGTATTGGATTCAGGATTAAAATATCAGCAAGTTAGTCTATCCCCACGAGAGATGGATTTCATAGAATCATTGAAAGCGACAAGAGATGATATTCTAACAGCATTCAAAGTGCCTAAGCCAATCGTAGCAGTTACTGATGATGTCAACCTGGCGAATTCTAAAACCGCACAAGAGATATTCTTATCGGAGACCATCGTCCCAGAGATGAATAAATTAGTTAACAAACTAAACGAGGCGTTGATTATTCCAGAGTGGGGAGAAGAATACTTTCTAACATTTGAAGACCCAGTTCCTATTAGCAGAGAAGCAAGATTAGCAGAGTTTACAGCAGGTTGCGATAAATGGATATCAAGAAATGAAATAAGACAAATCTTAGGGATGGAAGCAATACCTGGTGGAGATGTATTATACACTCAGATTGCCAATGTTCCTATTGAAGGAGGAGCAAACGCAAGAGAATCAAAGGCATATAAGAATCTAAGAGGTAGAAGAACTGCTAAAATAAAGTTATCAATGAAACAAACGATTGAAAAGCAAAAAGAACAATTCAAAAAAGATGCCAAAGAGATTTCAGAATCATCGCTATTCAAAGATAAAGAAAAAAGATTAGAATATCATAGATACTACAATAAGATGATAGACAATCAGGTAGACAAACTAAAAAGAGCAATGATTGCTAAAAAGAACGAGCAGAAAGATGAGATACTAAAAGCACTAAAGAGAAAGAAGCCAAAAACAAAAGCTGATATTAAAAAGATATTCAATTTAGAAAAACAAGTTAAAGATTTCAAAGATTGGGCATTGCCTCATTTCTACGGCATATTCAAACAATCAGGAGAAGACGCAATGAGATTGATATCAATGGAACCTTTCACGATAGATAAAGCAATAAACCCTAATACTAAGCAAAAGATTGCGAAGTTATTAGAGAAAAGAGCATTATTCTTTGCTAAGTCAGTAAATGATACAACATTGTCTGCATTAGTTGATACATTATCAGAAGGAATAACAACAGGAGAATCAATTAAAGATTTATCAAAAAGAGTCAACAATACATACTTAGATTTTAATAAATACAGAGCAGAAAGAATAGCAAGGACAGAAACAAACGCAGTAGTTAATGAAGCCAATCTTGAAGCATACAGGCAAGCCGATGCAGAAGGTAAGGAATGGATAGCGACATTAGATTCTCGCGTCCGTGATGCCCATCTACTTATGGACGGAGAAATTGTCCCCGTAGATAAACCTTTCAGTAATGGTCTTATGTCACCAAACGAACCTAACTGTAGGTGTGCGATAGCACCAATATTCAAAATAATAAGATAATGAAATGGATTTAGTAATATTATACAAAAAAAGTCCTTCTACTTGTGAAGATGAAATAAGATTTACAATTAGGAGTATGGAGAAGAATGTCCAGTTTGACCAACTGATAGTAATAGGCGATAGACCATCTTTTCTAAATGCTAATGCGATTTACATAAACTTAACACTGCAGAATGACGGAATAAAAAGAGATTGCTTGTTCAAACATATTGATATGTTAGCTAAGGCAAAGGCGATTATAGCAGACGAGAGAATATCAAACGATTTCATATGGAGTAACGATGACTTTATAATGCTACAACCGCAAGATAGAATACCCTACTACTACAACAGAACATTAGAAGAATGGCACGACGCAAAAAATAACAACTGGGAGATGGCAGGAGGATTCAAAAGTAATACTTGGATTAAATACATCAATGAAGTTTATGAGGTATTCCCAGAAGGCAAGTGGTATGAAGTTCATTACCCTATTGTATTCAACAAGAAAAAGTTAGATAATGTAATCAAGAAGTATAAGTTAAAACATTTAGGAACAATTAGAAGTTTCTATTGTAATAATTATAAAACAATAAAAGGAGAGCAAATAGAGCGGGATTATAAGATTTATAGCGTAGATGATTATAAGAGATACAAAAATGCTCCATTCATTTCAACGACGAATGCGATGGGCAGATTTGAACCTTTAATTCAGTTCTTAGCGGCGAAGTTCCCCCAAAAAAGCTCCTATGAAAAATAAAAATATGACAGACACAAAAAGAAAAATGTATATCAAGGTCTTTAATTGCGAGACCAAAGACATAGATAGAGAAAAAGGAATAATGAAAGCGGTTATCTCTTCAGGACAGCCAGATAGAGGCGGTGATATTGTGGACCAGAAATCTTGGAAGATTGATAACTATCTTAGAAACCCAGTTGTATTATGGGCACACGACCATTCAAGACCATCAGTAGCAAAAACATTAGACCTTTTCATTAACGAAGATGGAATGCTTGAAGCGATATTTCAGTTTGCCTTAGAGCATTCAGTATTAGCAAGAGAATTGTTTGGATTATACGCAGATGGATTTCTTAATTCATTCTCAGTAGGATTTACGAACGGAAGGTCAGAAGAAAAAGATGGCTACAGAGTTTTATACGATAATGAGTTGTTAGAGTTTTCTTGCGTCAATGTTCCTATGGATGCATTAGCATTAGCAAAGAGCAATGGTTCAGTAGTAGATGAGATAGAGAAAACAATGAGAGAGAACGGAGAACTATCAGAGAAAAGTAGAGAACTAATTCAAAAAGCGAAAGATTCTTTAGAAGCATTACTTGAAGCTGATTCAGGAAAGAAAACAAAAAAGAAAGTTCATAAATTACAATATAACAGAATTGTTAATAAAGCGATAAGAGAACTGATAAGAGCAAAAAATGTCAAAAGTTAATTTCTCGCTGATGATACACCCTTCAAGGAGAAAATATCTTCCTTATCTGGAGAGCAAAATACCAAATATCAGAGTTAACTGGGATGAAGGCAAAGGAGTATGGGATACAGCGAGGAGGGCTTGGTTATCATATAACCCTAACAAAGAGTTTCAATGTGTTATTCAAGATGATGTTATACTATGCAATGATTTTGTAAACAAGGTAGAGAAGTTGGTAGAAATAGGAGACAAATATGTATATGGTCTTTTTATAAGAAACAAAAGGCAGAAAGGATTAGATTGGGAGCAAGGATTCAAAGATGGTTATATTGTCTGGTGGAAATTAGGATGGGCATTAGGAGTAGTAGTTCCTACAAAGTTAGTTGAAGATATGGTTGCTTTCTGCGATAAGATGACAGACCCGAAATATACCAACAGAGATGATGAAAGAATGAAAGAGTATTTCAAGAGCATAGGCAAAAAGATATACTATCCACTTCCTTGCTTTGTAGAGCATAGAGATGAAGAAGATAGTTTAATAGGATTGGGACATAATAGGGGTAGAAAAGCAGTTAAGTTTTTAGGAGAATGAAATTAGGAGCATTAACATACAGAACAAGAAATCTTGGAGATGATGTTCAGACGATATCAGCGATGCAATACTTAGAGCCCGAGGTGTTCATTGACAGAGATAAAATAGCGACAGAAGAAAGAGAGATTAAACTAATTGGAAACGGATATTGGGATATGAGAAGCTTCCCGCCCAAGAGTAATATACAGATGCTCCCAATATCAATGCACATCCCGCTATATGAATTAGAAAAGAAAGACATTGATTGGTTTAAGAGAAATGAGCCAATAGGTTGTAGAGATTTACACACAGAACGATTACTGAAGTCATATGGTGTAGAAGCATACTTTTCAGGATGCCTAACGCTCACTTTACCGAAGTATGATGGCAAAAGAGAAGATTATATCGTAGTTGTTGGTAAATTGCCTAAGAGCTGGTATAATGACATAAGAGGAGAAAATATAATTGATGTCAGACAATATATTACAGATGAAAAACTGATAAATAATCCAGAAGCAAGGATAAAACAAGCAAGAAAAAACCTTGAGATTTATAAGAAAGCAAAGTTGGTTCTAACAAGTAGAATACATACAGCATTCCCGTGTATAGCAATAGGAACACCAGTAGCACTTGATATCACAAGAGGATTTGAAAGATTAGAAGGATACGATTGGATACCGAGACATAAAGAGATAGATTTGAAGAAAGATTATACGATAGAAAGACCAGAAGAAATGATAGCAAAGTTGAAAGAAAAAGTTGCAAACTTTTTAGAAGATGATATAATGTAAAAAAATTAAGAGCTGATAACCTTGTAAATTAAAAGGTCGGCATACTCCAACAAGGTGGACAGCTTACAGGATAATGAAGGGTTCATTATTCTTGACTAAAATTAAAAAAAAGACATATGAGTAAAAAACTAAAAAAAGAGATTGAAGAAGAACTAAAAAAAGAGATTGAAGAAGAAACTGAAACTGAAACAGAAACAGAAGAAGAAACAGAAACCGATGGAACTGAAGAAGAAGAAACTGAAGAAGGTGAAACAGAAGAGGAAGTAAAAGAAAATCTAAAAAACTTCATTCAATCAGAAACAAAATCAGCCAGTGCTAAAGCATTAGACGCTAAGTTAGACAAGATGGCAGAAGAATTAGTATCTAAGTTTTATGCTGGTGTAGAAG